GTTGGTGAATGTAATTGTTACATCTTCACCGATTAGTGATTTTCTTATCACGAATCTTTTAGTTGTTAAAGTATTCATAGTTTATATTTTATTTTATTATTAATTAGTTACGTTTATATTATCCTCACTTTGTCGTATTTACATTGTAAAAATCGATTAGTAGATCTTCAGTTTCGTTTAGCCACTCGATATAAGTTTCACCATATTTCTCGTCAATTATACCACAGTGAATATCTTCTTTCATCCATTCTTTCATATCTTGAACGTTATTTATCGCTTCTGAAAGTTGATAAGTATGTAGTATTTGATTTGTAGTGAACGACATTACACCGAGTGCACCTACTGCAATTAGTATTTTTTTCATAGTTGTATTATATTTACTGGTACGTTATAGCATTCTTCTTCATAGACGATTACTTTTTCAAAATCGCCAATATTATCTTCAAATTCGTTTTCAATAAAGTCAAGTAATTCTTGATCTAATTCTTTTGATTCATGTAGAATCCAAGTGGAATCTATTAATTCTCCAAAGTTATCGACTTTTTTTATAGGTATAAATTCTAGTTCGTACATAGTTAATTATTTATTAGTTGTTTATTATATTATCCATACTAGTTTGTATTTAGTTTGCGAAACAATTTATGTAGTCGAGTACTATAATTGTACATAGTAAAAATGCTACAATTCCATAAATAGTTAATTCTTGTTGAGGTGTTAATTCAGTGTAATTATTTTGTTTCATAAGAGTGTATATTTGTTAAATAGTTAAAAATTAGTTTCTAGTCTAACACTTGATTTCTCAATATCTTACATAGATATTTTAAAATATAAGTATTTAAAAGTGTGACATTAGCATTATATAGTAACCTAATAATAGGCTATTGTCATAGTTTTATAAGTTGAGGTGCTCACTCATTCATATTTGATTTACCAGGAAACGAGTGTAACTAACTGGACTA